CAGGATCTTAATGCGCTCATACCTGAGGACTTGCTCGAAGCTGTCTGCAATCGTGACATCCGGATTCCTCTGGTCCACAATGAACTGCGGAGGCGAGTACATCCGGACGCCCTGGGGGATTCCATCGCTTCCAAGTGCCGGGATGTCTACTGTCAGCCTTCCCAGCTTCCCGAAAAGCTCCTGGTCAAATGATTGCACCACATGCTGCCTGGCGGTGGTCATAACCTGGAATGTTTGCCGGATCTCATTATCAAGCCAGAAATTGAACTCGATCAGCTTCCCCTCTGTATCGATATCCAGGTCGACGTGTTTCCATAACTTCCTGTACGGAAATCCGACATCAGTCCATGGCGATTGGATTGAATTCAGGAGGGCCGGCTCTGGAACGGCATCGAAGCCAAAATCATAGACCTTGACCTCGTTATCGTCGGCAGTCAAAAACTTCAGGCGAACCAGCGTCCCCCTAACATCGACCCCGAGGCCGTAATAGAATTTCCTCCTACCGCTTGCAGATACATTGTCTTCAATGGTTTTGATCAGCGCTTGATCTATCTGGACCTCTATGCCGGCCAAGGGTACTCCGAACGTATCCATCTCCACCCAGAGCGAATTAAAGAACTTTGGCCCCTGGCTTCCGGCATAATCCCAGTCGGTCACGAAGGTTCTGTGTTTGGGGGGCTCGAGGAGGATGCGGTGCACTAGCTTGAAAATCCGCGTCGACGCTTCCGCGTTGGGGTCAGACTCAAAGGAAATTCGCACGCTCATTCTGACCGCAAGCCTACTGTTTTCCTCCCCCATGATGACCGGAAAGACGATTCGTGCGCGATCGAACGTCTGGATTATTCCGAGCGCCTCGAATTCTCCTCCATCAAAACTCGCCTGCAGCAGTACCGGGTACCCCTGGGTATCGGCATCGCAAGTGATGTCGATAAACTGCTTTTCCTGGTCCGGATATCCGAGGTCATACTCCCGGGTATCGATTATGACCGGGATTCCGTATGTAATCAGCGCCCCAGTGTCCGGATCCGAGCATTCATCTCCATTGCCGTGCTCGAGGCGCATGGGGTAGTTGCCGGACCTTCGTACTGTAACCGGTACGCCAGGGACTACGCTGTACCACTGGGTAAGATTTGCCCCTATGAGGAGATTTGTTTCTGGCTCGGCGTACAGGCCCTGCGCACCGTAGATGTACCAGGACCATCTCTCATATTGAGTGTCCCAGATAAGGGTTCTATCGTTTCTTATCGAGGTGTCCGCTGTTGAGCAGTACGAGAAGAACACCTTTGAGTCATAGAAACCCATTGCCTCTTCGGCCTGCCTGCCTTCAGCTACCGCCTCGATCCCGTTAACGGTTTCCCCTGAAAATATCTGGCTGATCGGTTCCGATATCTTCCTCCCATTTGGGAACTCCCATATCCCGTCATATGAACGCATATACAGTCCGCGAGAGCCGCGGCATGCGCAAAATTTACCGGTCAGCCCCTGGTTTACGGCCGTGCTCTGGGCCCGATAGTTCCCGTCTTGCCCAACGATCCGATAGACCTTGGTAACCGTGAAGACGAATAGCTCCCCATCATGCTCCAGGACCCGCATGATCTCTTCATTCCCGGATCCAACGTAAATATAGTTATCCGACGGGAAATGCTCGATCCTGGTCCCCTTTGAGAAGCGGAGCCGGTTGAGAGGTTCCGCTATGCCGTCAAGAGAGACTCCGCCCCATGTCCACATGCGGTTATCCCATATCTCAACGCCCTCGACTCCCTCCGGAGGCAACTGATTATCCTCCTCGAGTACGTCTCCTGCGTACTCATCCCCAACATTGTCAGACCAGGTAAACTCAAAGCCGGCGGTATAGGCGATCTCGCCAACGAGCTGGAACTGAGTGAGGGTCCCTCCCATTCGATAGATACGAATCTTGTCGGGATTCGCCATTGGAGGGTTTGTCAGTGGCGTAGCCGGGAATGTCAGCGATACAGATTCATTGGTCAAGTCCCCAATGTTATTGGCGAAGGGGTCGGCGTAGTCGCTCTCGGTGTCGGCCTTGCTGTTGTAGAACGTGTAGGTCCACTGGAGGTCTGCCCCGTTTAGCTTTCCAACGGGAGAGAACCAAAGATTGTCAAAGCTCACGCCACAAGTCCCGGCTCCCGTAATGGGGTCTTTTGTCATGACCTCTACGGCCACTGCTGTTACGGTGCCCCATCCCAAGGCCAATGCCGACCCACTATAATTCGTCATCACGAAATCGGATTTATAGAACTGCACTTGCTGCCATGACCCAGGGGTGTGGGCGCTGAAATCTGTGATTTCCGCCCTTGCGAAGAACTGGTAGCTGGCCCCTAGGTCCCCAGGGATATCGCTTATAACAAACTTCAGCCTGACCCTGGAGCAGTTTGCGAGCGACTCGGCGTCTGCGAACTTAATCGAGATCTTGAACGATTCATCCGGATCGAGTACGCCAAAGTCTTTGACGATCGGATATCCGATATCATTGACGAACACCTTTATCGCACTCCCGTACTTGCCGGCGCCAACGAGGCTCATTTCGACCGCATGGGCCGTTTCCCCAGAAGAATCGTCCGATAGTACTCCGGAATTTGGCAATGGAGGCGTTATGCTCGAGTACTCGAACCCGCCCGGGGGCTCGGCATATACATCTCCGAGCGCTATCGGGGTATCATTGACCTTAACTACGTTGTCCGCGGAGCTTCCGACGTACAGATTCCACCCGACGGCATCAACCGGTGCAGTAGAGGTATTGTCATAGCTATCGTGGCGATACACCAGCCCAATTGATCCAATCCGGCCGTCCTGGCTCTTTCCGGAAAATCCTATTAGTACCGTAGATTGGGTTGCGGTTGGGCTTGGAACGGTCAGGCTATAGGTGCTATCGCCGGCCTGGCCATACGGCTGCGACGTTCTCTTGTTGGTGACAAATGTGATCTGGGTTATGTAATCACCGGATTTACCCTTGACCTCAGTGATGTATTCATCGAAATCCAGTGTGAATGTTTCGGTATGTCCGCCAGCACCCGAGCCGCCGAGAGGATGGCCTCTCAATGGACCAGTTACGGTAGTTCCATCTGCGGCGGTCCAGACTAGCTGGATATTGAATATCTGGTAATCTGCATAACGGATCTTTATCGCGCTTAGCCGGCCGCCCGGAGGAGCCGACAGGCCGTCAACGAACAGGGTTCCCGCTCCATCACTTATCCTTGGACCGATTTCATATGTGCTCTTGGCTGGCTTCCAGAACATCCGTGCCGTTTTCTGACCTTGGATATACTGGGGGAGATTGGCTGAGCTGCAGAAGGTCTCCGAATCATCGTTGAGCGTAAATGTATATTTGGCGTAGTACCATCTCGCCCCCAGGGATCCTGCGCCATAGAACCATATCGACGGATAGTCGGGAGCGGTAGTAATAGTAGCGCTTCCACCTGCCCATTGAGTGTAGTCCTCGAACTCCTCTATTAACCGGCCTGCAATTACCTCCATAACCATGCTTTGAATGGCGTTTGAGGGCCGCGGTATTCCCACCCTGCTCGCAGATTCCATCCCTCCAGAATGCTTTAGGAGCTTATGCCCATCCGCGAAGAAGATGTACGGCTTCATCTCGGATCCTTCGAGCGTGAATGTTGTCCACAGCGCCCTCGGATCCAATGCCGACGAAAGATTACCCCCTCCAGAAACTGCACCAAAATCAGTATGGGCCGCAATCGGCCACACGCTTGCATCGGCCGGATCTACCACTGGAGCCACGTAAAGCTGGCCATTTGTTATGGCGTAGCGCCATTGGCGGTTAGCATAGTCCTTCAGGAAGTAGTTCGAATATGGCGGCGCCGGCAGCCCCGCATTTAGACGAGAGAATCCCTTCCGTACCGATACCGAGTTCTCTCGATCCGTTTGGGCGTTCGAGAGCATCTTGTATGCTGTAAGCGGGATCTCGTCCGGGGTGGACTTGAGAATTATCCCGCTATTGGCAAATGTGATTGGGACTGTTTGGATCTCCCTGGCCATATTTACCTCGACAATTTATCGGACGCGTTTTCCATCATAATCCTGAGCGCCAGGGCTACTCCGATCCGATACCTCTTCTCTGCGTATTGGCTTCGTCCTAGGTCCTGGTTATCCCCATCCTTTTCGAGCGCCAGTCGAAGCACCTTCCACCGCAAATATGGTTCCCAGCAATCCTTGAGGTGGATGTTACCGGATGCATCTGCGTATTCATCGTAGATGTAATCCGCGAATACCCGCATGGTCCCGCCGGCTGCAGGACATTTATCAATCTCGAATTGGCTGTTGGGAACCAGGTCTTCGTGCCAGTACTGAGGCTTGCCGACGGTATTGGACCTCCAGTTTCTGTTTTCCCTCTCGAGATCTATCGACTTCTGCTTTTTGAGTGGCTTCCCATTGAAACTAATGCGCAGAAGCTCCATGGTATTGACTGGCCGGTCGAATATGATCGAGGCCCCATTCGCCGCTACGATATTGGAATCCGACTTGATAATGCCGGTCAGCTTGAGAAATTCCCTCTCCGCGTAATTCAGATAGCGAAGCATCTCTGGAACAGTCCATGCTCCGGTCGGGAATGTATTGTCGGCCTCGGAAAGGTCTGTCGCTATCCTGGTCAAGAATGTCGCAACGCTAGTTGTCATCTATTCCCCCGCCTGTTCCTGCGTCTGTTCGATCGCAAACATTTGAGGGGACGGCAGTACTTGCCGGCCGCTTTTAGTCTGAATACTCTCCAGGAATTCCTTATACAGGGAGCTCGCCTGGTAGAGTTCCTGCACTCCCTCCTTAAACGTCGCCCTCTCGACGCAGAAATCCTGTATCGCCGACTCGTATTCAGCGCTTGCCGGGATGGCCATTGCGGAATCCGTAACCGGAGTGTGCTCAATCAACCCCTCGACTGTTATCGACTTCGCGACATGCGGCCGCGGGTAAATGATGAGCTTATTGAGCCCAAGTGGTGCCCAAGAGATAGGAGAGATCCTTTTTGCGGCCGGCGACTCCCATGGGACCGACTTATCCAAGCTATCGAATGTCTCCTGGCGGAGGTATTTGCCGTCCCTGACGGCAATCGCAGCAATCATCGATGCTGGGCAGTCGTATACATTCGCTGAAGGAGTAACTACCAGCGTAGCCGTTGACTGGAATTCCCATATAACCAGGTTCATCTCGCTCAGGGCTTCATTGACATATACGAGAATTTCCCCTCGAGTCCAATGGATCGGAGCCAGGGGATCCACCTCATCCAGCCTGGTCAGTACCTGTGTTATCAGAGTATCGACGTTCATTATGCGTTCGTGACATCCGGGTTAATGATGAGATTACCAGATGCGATCGTAAAAACCTTATTGTCGGCATCCTTTAACTGGACATCGTATACGAGAATGTTTTTCACCTTTGGAAGGTCGGTGGTATCAGCCGGATCGATCGTGATCGTGTAGAGGCCGGCTGCGGCATTCACTACCACGATTCCATTCCCGATCGTTTTCTGGAATATCGCGTCTTCGTCGTCATCAGTAAACCGCGATTTGGCCGTACACCAGATAGTTGCGCCGGCAAGATTGTAGGGGTCTCCACCAAATGTCACCGATCCACTCAGAACAACAGTATCGCCGCGGGTAAATGTGAAGTTTGCCATGGTACTCCTTATTGCCTAATCAGGCATTCCAGCGTGGACAGTGGCACTGTAGCCCTTTCCAGTAAGTTTGACGGCATTTCGTCTTTTGACAATATCGATTTCGGACCTGAGACCAACATAAGCTCCGATATTGGCTTACACCCAGATGGTCTCGCAATACATCCCCCTGAGTCCGCGCCCATATACTGCGCAACCAGCATGGCATTGATAATGAATTGCTGGCCAATCTCTATCGGAGGTATCGGGGTGGATCCGGAGAAAAGCTCCGTCTCCTCTGCGTCAGTAAGCGCTCGCTCCCATATAGCAAAATCATCCAGTGAGCTACTGCTGGCGTTTTCCGTTGCGGAAATATT